TTATTCTTCGAAATGCATCGCACCGTTCTCATCTACATAAACAGCAGCACGTTCCAACATCTCTCCATTCGAATTGAAATAGTAATATTTACCATCAATCTTTCTCACTTCTCTTGAGACCATTGCTCCATTTTCAGGAATACAATAATACCATTTATCAAAGTATGGAATCCATCCAGTTTTCATCGCTCCATTGTTTTCGAAGTAATACCAGAAATCTCCGACCTTTAACCAACCGATAGCCATATAGCCACCGTCTTTTAACCAGAAATAGCGACCTTGTTCGTCTTGATACCAAGTGTTTTCAAGGGTGTAACCGTCCTTGTTAAATCTGAACCAGTTTCCATCAATATTCTTCCAAGCATTGAATGGATACGTTCCATCTTGATTCTTGAAGTACCAACCAACAGAATCTTTTATCCATCCTTCTCGTTGAACAGGTGTGCTCGTATCGGGTCCATAAGGGAATCGAATATATCCAACCATCCCATTGTATGAACGTGTGTTGAATCTAGCAGGTCCACCGACTTCAAGAAAGTCCCAATTCCCATCGATATTTTGTTCAATAGTCTTCAGAGTATAGCCATCAGAATCTTCAATGACGATTCCTGTGTGACCGTATGGACTTCCAGGAACGGACATCACAAAGATATCCCCTGCTTTCGCAACAACTCCAGGTCCTTCATAAATCACTTCAAACCCTTGAGCTTTTGCCGAATCGAGCAAGTCAATGGCGTTGCCCCATAACCACTTTCCAAAATAGTGGTATGAGATATAAGCTGGTATGTCAGCACATTGGAATCCATACATTTGGTCGTTATCCACGCCACTCCCAATCTTTGCCAAATACACAATAAAATCAAGTACTTCTCTAACTGTTGCCATTTATATATTCCTCCTTAAATTATGGTAATGTTGTCGGCCATGCTTCGCTTGTGAGATACGAAATCGAGCTCACTCGGATGTCCCCGATGTCACTATCTGTTGGGACTGGTTCGTCAAATTGAAAACGTAAATGGTTTCCGTCAGCTGGTCCCGCTAAATACCACGTTCCATAGCGTTTTCCTTTGTCGTTGTACACCGTTCCTATTAATGAGAATTCTGAACGGAATCCCAACGGAATTTTTTGCGCCATTAAAATAAAACAATTACGCTCACGATCTGAACCCTGTGATGAATATCCTGGACCACCACGTCTAACAATACCGAACCAACCCCACTGGAGTCCTCCGAATTGGTACATGACTGTATCGTTTTTGCGTCGAACTTTTAAAAAAGAATTGCCTAATTTCGATTGTATGTTTAAAGTGCACCACCCTGTGTCTCCAGTCAGCACTTCCCAGCCTTGGGTATCGTTTCCACGTCTTTTAATCCATTTTAAAGCCCCGTTAGTAACGGCTGTATCTACGTAAGTCGTACCTACCGGTGCCGTTACTTTCCCGTTAGGAAAGCCCGTTCCGTGAATTTCATACTGATTTACTTGATTGCTCGGCCCAGTCGAGGTAGGCAGAGTGACGTTTCCTCCTCCGTCGGATAAAATAAGGGTATTCCCTTCGATGCTCAATCTTTGAGGAGTTTTAGGAATAGATGCAAGCTGCTCTTTAGTTGCGTAGCCTTCCCCTTTTTGCTCGACAGTAGTAAGTCTTTGCTTGATATCAGCATCATTATATGGTTGAGGTATTTCAGTTTTTTTAGCGTATCCATCTAAACTTTGATGTTCAGTAAGATACCCCTTGCTAGATAAAACCTCGTTTGTTACAAAGTTTGAAGTGTCGATATTCGGTTTACTTTCTAACCGATTGACTCGTTCTTTCAATTCTGTATCATTGTACGGTTGAGGGATTTCTTGCTTAGTTGCATAGTCAGACAATGACTGATGCTTTGTGAGATAACCTTTGCTTTCCAGTTCTTGCTTAGTGACTAAGCCACTGGTATCTATACTTGGCTTGTTTTCTAAGTTTTCTAAGCGTTGTTTAACCTCTGTATCGTTATATACAGTGTCATTATCTTGTCTATTCTCTAAAGCCGATATACGTTGTTTTAGAGGCTCGTCATTGTAGATAGTGTCATTATCAGTCTTACGCTCTAAGGCTTCGATTTTGCCAGTAATTTGTGCAATTTCCGAGCGGTCGGCCTTGTTTCCTAACTCGGCACGTAAACCGCTATCGTCATACGTTCCACCTTGCTCTTTGATTTTCGCAAAAATCGCATCTAGTTCTTGTTTGGTAACAATGTTTTCAACATCTACGATGCGACCTGATGTCCGTTCGACTAACGGTGTTTTTCTTGCTCTATCAATCGCGCTAACCCACACGTTAAAAGTGAATGAGTAAACGTCTGTTGATTGCTCCACTTTTTCAAAATAGATATAGCCCACAACAGGTTCATCGGTAGTGATTAGTGAGCTATCAAATGGAATTGTGATTGTATTAGACTCGATTGTAGCCTCAACTGTTTTGTATCGTTTCGTGTACTTAAAATAAAATAAGCAAAGAACTTTTGAGGCTGTTAGTTCATCGGTCGTGAACTTGAACGTTGCTGTGCCTTTGTCTTTGCTATATATCTCATGTTCTAACCTTTCAACGCCTCTACTCGATGATGAAATGGTTAAATGTTTATTGATTATTTTCTCCATACGTTCCTCCTTTTTTCAAAATAGAAAGAGGACTCACAATGAGCCCTCTGTGGATCCGTATTCTTAGCCTTCAATTTTCTTCAATTCATTGAATCCATTCACGACAGATTCAATCAATACTTTCTTAGATGCATCGTCTAAGTTGATTCCAACTTTTTCTAATTCGCTAGTTAAGTTGACGAATGCTTCTTGAAATTTATCTTGGCTTGCATCGTGTACATCCTTGAAGATTTGTTCCACAGCGCCAACGACTGTGTGAGCAATTGATTTTGCTAACTCGTAGTTCTTAGTATCCGTTTTGGCTTTTAATTCAGCAGCTTTAGTTTCGATGAATCCTTTTAGCCCTGTGAATGCTAGTCCTACTAAGACTACTAACACACTCACGATTCCATTGACGATTGTTACTTGTAATTGTTCCATAATCATTCAACCTCTTCCTCGTTTGTAATTTTTTTAAATTTATTTTCTTGTTGCTTCCGCATCGTTTTTAAATACGGTTTAAGTGATTCTGGGAATGGCAATCCTAATGCCTCCCAATTCTCAGCAAGCGATACTGCGTAACTGAAAATAAAAAATAAGCATGTAGTCACACCGATTTCTCGGTGACCCAATGCTCTCGCATACATAGCAGTCACAATAACTACAGCGCAAACAAGCGCATGTCTCAATAGTCCATTTGTGCTTGTTTTGCTATCAAAACGTTTCAATTTAAAAGCCTTGATGTATCCAGAGATGACATCAAAACAAATCAACCAAAACAGAATTTGAATATATGGACTGCGCATTAATCCTTGCAAATGCATTGTTAACGCATTAAATTCTACATCAAAATTAATCATCTACTACAACTCCATCACTTCTACGACGGTTTTGTATTTTTTGATTTCATCACGTTTGTTCGCATTGTCTTGCTCTAAGCGTTGGATGTCTTCTGAAAGATTTTGAATTTTTTGTTCGTATTGCGCTTTTTCTTCATTCATTCGATTGATATCCGCTTGCTTAGTAGTCACTTTCGCTTCTAAAGCAGTAATTCGATTTTTAATTTGTTCCAATTCCATATTAAATCATCTCCTTTTCAAATTATGAAAGTAATTCGTTAACTCGATTTTGAACAGCTCGCACATCGTATCCAGCACTTGATAGGTTTTCAAAACGTTCTTGTCCATTGCCCCAAAGTCCTTGGATAACCTCGTTTGCTACGTCATCAAGATTAGTGTAATCACTTTGTGTGTCTTCTCCGTTCAAAAGACTATTCACTCTATCTTGAACCGCTTGAGCGTCGTATCCAGCATTAGTGAGATTATCATATCTTTCCTGTCCATTTCCCCAAAGACCTTGTAATACTTCTTGAGCTACACTATCAAGGTCTGTGCTAGTGCTAGTACCTGTACTAACATCGCTCAACATGCTATTTACCAAATCTTGGATGTGTTCTACATCGTAACCCGCACTTGTTAAATTGTCGAAACGTTCTTGACCGTTACCCCACAATCCTTGAAGAACTTCCTGAGCGACTGTTTCGTTTGATTTACCTTGGTTGCTAGTATTTACGTTAGCTTTTGTTTGAGTAGTCGTTTCTTGAATTGTTGGCTCTTCTGATACTTGCCCTAACATTTCGTCTACTGTATTTCCCAATGTTGCGAAATAGCGCATACGATTAACGAAATACTCTTTTACACTTTCAGTCGAATTACCGTGTAATTCCATACTACGATGTGGGCATGTGGTTGACACAAATTCATGGTGAAGACGTACTGTTTGCGCGTTGATTGGTAATCCGTAATAGATTAAGTCTTCAGTAGCCTGCATTAATGTCATATCTTCATTTTGAAGAAATTCTTCATCGCTTACTTTCAGACTTTCGCAAACCTCATAACCAATTGAACGGCAATTACTCCACCAGTCCCCTGTGTGATATCCAATGTTGACCGTATCAATCACTCGAGCGATTGTATTGCGGTTACAGTAGTAGTGTGCAATACCTAGTGATTTATCACGATTGCGTAACCAGTTCACGTATTCTTCAGGGGTCATACTTCCCGCATCGTTGTGTATCACCACAAACTCCAAATTGACTAAACGACCACTATCACTCATTAATGTTTCATTGATTTTTTTTACCATATTATTCCTCTTTCTTTTTAAATCTTAAAACTAACATTATCAAAACCTAGCCACTTATCATCGGCATTCTTTTTGATAATAACTCGGCCATCTTCTGCAACGGATATAGCTACTGGTTCAAAACTATCGTTCATTGCGAAGACATAAAGCTGAGTTTTAGGCCTATATCCATCTGGCAGTGTTAGTATCACTGCCTCTTTTGATATGGTTCCCCCTGTTGCAACCCCTTTGAAATGCACAATTCCATCAACGCTTTTCGAAAATTGTACTGCCCCGTAGTCTGTTTGGTGTTTCCATCCATTTTGTAAGCTGGCTGTTTTCCAGCCTGTGTCAGCTCCAGTCGTTACAACTCTAATCCAATCACTGAAACTATTTGAAACGCACCTACGCATATAGAGTTGGTCTGAATTAAACGGCACATAGAACTGCACGCAATATCCATTATCTGAACTGTGCGTTATTACGGATACGTATCCATAATTATTAGTTCCAGTAGGATTATGTTGTACTCCAAATGCGTGATAACTCCCAGCTGTTTTTAGATTGTTTAAATCACCGCTATATTTTAATGACTTACCATCTCTAGAAGTCAGCGTGAATTCTTGGATTGGTTTACCCCGTGATAACAAACCTTCTTCCGCATTAAGCGTATTGTGTATCGTTACTGGATAAAAGGATTCAAGGCTCCCTTTCAACTCAGGAAATCCACCAAATGCCAATCTCCCGTCTCCTAGCGTTGCCAGTACGGAAGAAGAACGTACTGTAATTATGGATTCTGCAGCCTCGCTCAACTTATCCTTAACAATCAATTTTAAATCATATGATTTTGTTAAATCATAGAATGCTCCGCAGTCTATTTGTCTGTTAAACCGCTCTACTGTCTGATCTGTGTATGAAACAGCATCTAACCATCTATTCGATTTTTTTTCAGAATACTGAATCTTAATTGAATATGCATTCTTATCAACTCCTTCAATGATTACTGGGCAAACATTTGATAACACTGTTGAAATAATAGTTTTGTTAGTTCCATTCCCAGCACGATTAGCTAAGAAACCTAAAATTTTAGGAGCATAGTAATTAAGCACATTCACTTGTATTGATGTAGTTGCTGTTCTTCCACGCGAATCAGTGACTTTTGCTACAGCCGTTAATTTTCCTACTTTGTTTGCAGGAAAATCTCCTTGAGATGAACGTACAATTAAATTATCTAGCGTTACTTCACTAGATACGATTGACGAACCATATGCACCGTTTGCTCCATCAATTGTCAATCTGATTACTGATTTATCTTTAATAAAGTAACCTTGAGGTACAACTTCGGCTAATGCGCTTGTTTGTTCAGAAGCTGTTAATGCAGAAAGTGTAGGAACTATATCAGTCGGGACTTTGATTGGTACGTTGTACTTGTCTACATCAACACCAATCTTAGTATCTCCTTGGAATGTTCTTACAGACACATCTAATGATCCCGTAGTACTATTTGTAATTCGATTAGCATATTCGATTGGCACAGTGATTTGAACACTTGTGTCGTGCCCTTTTCCAAGGTCTACCCACTCACTTCCATTTACTCTCCACCACACTTGATGTCTGAAGTCTGCAACTTTCTTATCAATGTCGATTGTGATTGGTTGTCCTAATTCTGTTTCTGTTACAGCTCTAATTCCACTTGATTTAGGAATGTTGGATAGATTAACAGTTCCACTGAACCAATTAATATCTCCATAATCTGAAACATTGGTTAATCTAGCCCATATAGCAATTGATTTAGTTCCATCTTCATTATGAGGAATGGTCAATTGCCCACTTCCAAACGTAGCGTATGTGGAATTACTCAAATCGAAACTAACATACTTACTTAAAGTTCTGTTACCGTTGATTTCTACTTCTGCTAATGATTCGTTGTAGTTATCGTATGCGTATGATGTATTACGTTCTAACCACAGTTGCCATGATACTGTAGAGGTATTGTTCTCAATACTCGTAGCAGTTTCTTTTACTTCAAGCACTAAACGTACATATCCGTTGCTAGTCGTTTTAGATATTCTTACCAAGAATAACACCTCCTACGTAAGAGATTGTTGTGAATTCATCATTGAATCGTTCGAAGATATGATTAGCGATTGTAACGCTATTCCAAAATGTAGCACTTACGATATTCATAGTTTGACCAGACACATAAGCTACGACTCGACCTGAATCGATAAATTCCATTCGTTCATTCGTCATTTTTATCTGCAACTTACTACCATTCTTTCCGAGTAAGAAACCATCTTCGGAAAGACTAAAGTTGGATGCCAATGTATTAATCAGTAGTTGAGACTGTTCTAAATTAAGTTCTACAGCTTTGGTTCGTTGGCCAAGTCCTTTAATTTCATCAGCAGTAGCCATAATGCGATTATAGGTTTCTTCCATATTGCTAAATTTCCCAGTCAAGTCACGAAGTGTATCGTTGTTCACTTCGTTTTTATTGATAATCTCCATGACTTGTGCAAATTGGTCAGCATGCTCTCTGTTGCGCTCTTCAAATTCCTTTTGAAGGCGTGCTAGTTCTTTGTCGTCTTTCTTCAATACAGGCTCCCATTTACCATTTGTGTAAATCTTTGGTACATCTTTCCCTGGAACGCTCGTGTCAGTCCACAAATCACCAACACTAGGATTGGTTGGAGGAGTAGAACCAATCGATTTGTTAACAATGAAGTCTTTAATCACTATAGAGTTGCTTGCAGCAACTTGATTACCTTCGATGGCTTCACAGATAAATGTAGCTTCTCTATCAACATCGCTCACAGTAATCGATAATTCATTACTACCGTTTTTGTGTTGCTCGTTCCATGCTGCATCGTCTGTTCCATATTTACTCACTCGTTTCCAGCGATACGTGAAGCGGTTGTTCATTTGAATATCCATCTTACTTACGTTAACAATTAATTTAGTAGAGATATTACTATTCTGGAATACTACTCCGTCTGTTGATTGGATTGTCATTACAAACGGAACGCTTGTGAAATCAAAAAGACGTTCTTGCACTAGCGTGCTTAAACGTCTCACTTTTTCACTGATCGTATCCTCTTTGGATTCGATGTTCGTTATTTTGATTTCTCCGCTTTCTTTTGTAGCGATGGATTTCTTGATGCTAGAAACACGACCTTCAACAACTAACGAAGGTTCAAAGCTGTTATCCACGACTACAACTGTATCGCCGATATTGATTTCTTCAGGCAATAAGCTAATCGATACATCATACGTCACTTCTGGATGGTTCCACTGTTTCAATTTAATAACAGCTTCTCTCATTAAAGCTTCTGGAGTCTTAGCTTCACTCTCATATCGTTTAACGATTCCTCCGCCACCAGGAGCGTATCCAGCTCGTTTCCATCTTGCTACCGCGTCATAATCAATTAAGTAAATCGAATTCTTTGAAGAACGAATATTCCCTTCGTTATATTCAACGCCTGCCAATGTAATTCCATCAGCACCAGTAGCCACAATTGTAGTCGCTAGGTTTTCAATCGAGATGGTTCGCTTAACGTTTGAAACTTCTTTTCCAACTTCCAATCGGACTTTCTTATCTTCTCCAATCTTTTTATAGATGTGAATTAGTTTTCGATGTATCTTTCCGTGAACGAATTCGAAGTCATAAGCTATCTCAGCATCGAACCTTCTCACCAACTGTCTAAGTCTCTTAGTAGCAGTGTCAGTTCCTTCCCATTCTAACTTTCTGGTTGTTGTATTCGGAATTTCATTAATTCCAATTTCCCATCCAGAATCGATTGTAAATTCCGCAATGTAACGAGTAATTGGATAGCTTTTGTCTGCTTTGTAAGGCGGTACTTGCTCACCTAACAGGTCAAGCCCTGCATCTTCAGCGTAAATAGTCTTAGAATCTTTGTCTTCTTCGATTCGCATTACTTCGAACGAACGTATCTTACTGCCATCTTTGACAATCAAATAACATCCTACGTTAATTTTTTCAATCTCAGAATCTCCGATTTTATCAACTGTAAATTGATAAGTTCCGATACCAGTATCTAAATCTTGCTCAAACCAATCATTGTATGCAAAAAGTCCGTCAGCCAAGTCAAAACTCAACTGACAGACAATATCATATTGTCTATTCGTAACCGTAATCATAACCAACACTCCCTATAGACACATTTAATACTTGGAACAGCTTTATTCCCGTCAGCACTAATCTCTATTTGAGTTGTTCCTGGTAAAATTCCAAAAACTTGACTGGCAGGATTAATGTATTTTCTTTTCCCGTTAATAAGGAGCGTGTTGCTTTCTGATTCAAACCGAACGACATCACCTGTTTTGATAACATCTTCTCCGTTCTCATATCCATACTGAACAGCTTTCCCATTTGGATGCGCTAATGCAATCATTTTGTATGGTGAACTAGCTATAAACGTATAAGTAGGATAAGTAGGAGCTGTTCCGTTATTTTCAATCGTCAACTTTCCACCGATTACTACTCCATTCTTTTCTGCGGTTGAATACGCCACTCCTTTTGGAACTAAGAATTGCAATTGCAATTCAGCACCTCGTACAGAACTTGTAGGAATAATTTCACCAGTCAAAACGGCTTCATAGTATCTTGATGGTTGGTCTTTGAAAATCAATTTTTGATTTGGTACAGAGAATATACGATTTAGTACGTCTATTGTTTGCAACACATCGTGTTTAACAGTGACCCTAACTGTAATAGTTTTTTCTGCATATTCCCTTTTAATAAATCTTTTTTGTTTTACGACATTTGTAACAAGAGGTGTCATAGCACGTTCTACTTTGTTAATAATTATTAAACTCGATAAATCTTGTCCATTGTAAATCATGTTAATTCACCTCTCGCTCTCATCGTTCTTCTATCATTAAGTTTGTTATATCCATTCACAACATCCGTTAATTTACGTCCGTCTAGATAAGTGTTGTTGTCCTTCTCTAGAATCTTAAGCAATACTTCGATAACCACATCGAGTTTTGAATCATGCCCAATTGGTTGGACTGTTGCATTCTTCGAAGCAGCATCTTGCATATTGGATAAAGATGTGCCGTAGCTTGCTGAATAGTCGACTGGAATTTGTGGGATAGAATCTGGAATAACCGCATCTATCATGTTTTTACTAGCTTCTGCTACATTATCCGCTTCGTTGTTAATCCCGATGGCTAACCCTTCGCCAGTAAACTTACCAATCTCTTTAAATACCCTAGAAGGCGAGTGGATTCCAAGCAAGTTTTTAGCAAAGTCAATAGCTCCACCTACAACATTTTGAATAGTACTTACTACGCTACTAGCCATCCCTGCAATACCGTCTATTAATCCTTGGATGATATTCATCCCGATATCGTATAAATTAATACTAGATAAGTAGCTTGTAACATCGTTCCAAATACCACTAATAGTCCCTGGAATTTGTCCGAAGAAATCTCCAACAGCCTGAACGATATTACTAAACATTTGGGATGCGATATTGAACATGTTGCTCACGCCGTCTGCTACGAATTGGTAAGCTGAGCTCACAAATCCACTAATAGAATCGACGATAGCGCTCCAAATAGAAACAGCCACATCCATAATGCCTTGCATAATAGTTCCAAATGTTTCAGACAATCCAGTAAATATATTCACGACATATTGAACCAATGTATCTACAAATGCAGATACAATCGTACATAATGATTCCCATATCGTTTGCGCTGCGGTAAGAATGTTAGTCCAAATTTGACTAAGAGTACTTAACGCACCTTCGAAATTACCTGTTAATAGTTGTAATAGAACTAACACAGGTCCGATAATAACGTTCTTGATTAACTCCCATGCAGCGCCTGCTGCAGTTGAAATAGCATTCCAAACGGTACTAATCAAATTTTGAATCAATTCAAAGTTTGCCTTGAACATATCAACAATCGGTTTAATGATAGGTGTTATAATTCCAAGGAACGCATTCCACGCTTGTTTTGTTATATTCGTGATTGAATTCCATAAATTACTAAAGAACTCAGTCAAGCTGTTAACTACTGATGTAATGGCGTTAACCACGCCCTGCCACGTTTCAGAAGCCCAACTAGAAATGCCGTTCCACAAACCTGTTAAGAAGTTCATGAAATCTTGCCATATTTTTTTGCCTGTTTCAGTTTGTGTGAAGAACCAAGTTAATGCAGATACTACAGCAGTAATCCCTACAATCCAGGCTGTAAACGGATTTGCGGAAATAACCGCCTTAAATGCGACCATTGCAGCTTTAGCAGCCGTTAAACCCGTTTTGAAACCCTTAATTGCACTCTTAACCGTATTTACAACTTTTAAAGCGATAAAGCCTGCTGCTAATCCTGCTAACACTGCTTTTACAGAATCGACTGCTGCAGGAGTTTGTTTAATCCAATCTACAAACTGCTTAATCCAGTCAGTTACTGTGCTAATTGCACCAGTAACGCCTTCGAATGCTCCACCTACCGTGTTAATGATGTCCCCTACCGTTACAATTTTAGATAGATCATCAACAAAACTTCCGATGATTGCGGATACGCCACTAACGACTCCTCCGATATTATCGAAAGCTAGTTTTAAGTTCTCGACAACTTTACTAAATATTTCCTGGACTTTAGCAAACGCGTCGGATTCAACAACGCCTTTAATGAATTGCTCTCCACTGTCTTTCAATTGCAAGAATCTGTCTTTTAATTTGCCCACAAAACCTGTTAAGTTCTGCATAGCTACAACAAGGCTATCTAAAACAACTGAACCAATCGTGGCTTTAAAATCTTCCCACGTCTGTTTCAAGTTACCCATGACGTTTTCCCAACCATCAGCTTCACGAGACGCTTGCCCCATTGCCCCTGACACTTTGTTGGCATCCTCATACATTCTCAAGAGTACTTCTTGTTGTTGTAACCCTGACAATTTCGAATATTCCTTACCAAACAACTCTGTTGCTTTGGCATTACGAGTCGTTTCAGTAGATAAGATTCCTAAATTATCTGCCACCTGGAAGTTACCTTTTAAGTAACTCTTTAAGGTCTCAGTCGTTTCTTCTAGTGACTTATCATAGAAAGCTGCAGTATCAGCCGCTGCTCTTGTAGCACGGGTAGTAAATTCCATCGCTTGAGTTGTATCCATTCCAGCAACTTTAGCGAATGAAGCAATTTGGTTAAAAGCTGGTTTAATTCGTGTTGGGACTGCTCCGACTTCTTTAGCTACGCTGTTCAAGGCGTTTTCTGCAGTATCGACAATCCCAGAAAAAACTTGTTCGAATTGTGCCTGAGTAGCCTTAGCGGATGCCGCTGCTTCGATTGACATCTTTCCGAAATCAATTAATTTCCCTGCAGCAAATACTCCTGCGATAACAGTAGCAGTTTTCTTAAAGAAACTAGATAGCTTATTGCTGGTTTGTTCCCCTTTTCTCGCTACACCGTCCAATTCTTTCTCAGCGTCACTTCCGCGGATTCCGATTGTCCCAAACAGTCGAAATATCTCACCCATCTTCCTTCACCCCCATACTCATAATTTGTTCTGCTAAACGAATAGCATTTTCTTCTTCAGTTTGACTCATCGTTTTTCCGTCAAATGAAGATGGTTTAATCTTACTCAATCGTTCTTGTTTGAAAGAGTTGAAATCTTGTTCGATATCTTTCGCTAACCACAACTCCCACAACTTCTCTTCTGCTTCCGCTTCAAAAAGATACGCTAAAAAATCCAACGTCTCTTTCATGCTGTAAGTAGCTAAAAGAGCAGTTGGATTTGAATAGCGTTTGAATAATTTATCTTTTAGAGCGTGTTGCCCGAGCCTAAGATTGAGGAGATAGATGTTAAAAAATCCTTCAACTCTGGTTTCTTGAAGAATTTAACTAATAATTGAGTATAGTCAACAAAGTTTAATTCCTGAATTTCCTGAATCGATGTGTTCGTTAAATCAGCAAGGAAAGTGTTAATGTCTAATTTGGCTTTGTTAATATTGGCAAGGATTGTTTGAATTAATCCAGCAATCATTTGCATGCCACGTTTTTCTAATGCTTTTTCTTGCTTTTCTTTTTCTGCTTTTGTTGGTTTCTTAGATAAATGGCCTAATAATTGGCTATCTTTATCTTGTTGTTTTTCAAACAATTCTACAATATCATCTTTAATATCTAGCTTACCAATGATAGAAAGCATTGAAAACATATCGTCTCCACGTAATTCTCTTAACTCCATAAATTATTCCTCCGATGCGTTTGGATAGAAGATTTTAACTGGTGCTACACGATTTGCAACGTCTTCAGCGTTAGCGTGAGCTTCAAATTTCATTGTAATTACAGCTTCAGAATTATCTTTAGTATCAAATTCCAATCCACTTGTGCAAAGTGCGTTGTATAAAACAACAATGATTGGTTTTTTGCTTCCAGACATCACTCCGACTAATGCGATGTTGTCGATATAATCGCCATCTTCAAGTTTGTCTTTCAATTGAACGATATCCCATCCTGCTGGATTGTCAGTTCCGTTTCCAGTTTCTTTTTTACCATTTAACGCTAAACGGATATTCTCAGCAGTAATTTCTTTAACATTAACTTCTAGTGTTGCTTCTGCCTTATCAATGATTTTTTGACCTTTAGCAGGCGTGAACACTCCATCGACTTCAATTGTTCGATAAGTCGTTACAATCGATACTTTATTACCGTCTGAAGTAGCACCTAATAGTTCACCTTTCCATTTCTTTCCAGCAGCATCCCATTCGATATTCTTATAAATTGCCCCAGCGTCAACCAGGTAATTCTTAGGCGTATCGACTGTATATCCTGTGCGTTTTACTTCTGTTTTTGCCATTTATTATTTCCTCCATTCTGTTTGAACACTTAATCTAATATTTCGACGCTTCACGGTATCTGAGCCTGTGTTCACTTTATTCGAGCCTGCAAAACGGAAGTTTACATACAATTCTTCCGTTAATTGCAACATTCCGTTGAAGTGCCGTTTGATTTGTTCTTCTAATTCCAACACCCTTTTATACGAGGTGTTAAAATCAAAAATATCAATTTCAATCGTAATCTCATCTCGCTCACGAGTCATATTCTCACGATCATAATCGTAAGTAAGATATGGATACACCACCTTATCTTTTCGATTCTTCTCATGAAAGCATTCTTTAGTGATTTTGGAAAGTTCAGATTGAAATAATTTTGCAAAATCTAACATTGCTAACCACCAAAACTTTCTAAAAACGTTTGAGCGATAATGTCCTGCGCACGTTTTTTGTTTTTCTTAAAGGCAGGACGGATAAAAGGCTGTGGCTCGTTCCCATACGTGAAGACTACTTTCCCGTCTGGACTTCGATATAACCAACCGCCTTTTCGGCCTAGCCCATTCTCAGCAAATTCCCCCGTTCCGAACTCAACGAATACGGAATACTCAACGTTCGTACCTACAAATACTCGTACATCGCCACCATACTCTTTCACGATTTCCTGGATACTATCTCTCAGTTCTCCAGTATCCACCGGCGCTAAAGCCTGGCACTGAGAACTAATCAAGTTTCCGACCCTCGTTAACGCTTTAAACGAAACTTCACGTAATTCTCTCTTGGTGCGTTTGGTATAATCCTCGAATCTAAAACTACCCATTCAGCACACCCTCATAAGTCACGTAAATTTCGTTATGGTGGTGAGCACCTACCGGATCATCACAGTATGTTATCGTGTACCAACGATTAGACGAATCAACAACACGCATTGTGTCCTTGATACCTTCAGTATACGTTGGAATAATTAAGACGTGAGTAGAACGCTCTACAATTGCGTTTTGTGTCGTATTCGAAGCGTTAGAGCCGGTTAACATATCAATCCAACCAGTTACGGTCATCACTGTATGCCACTCATCCTGTGAGCCTCCAATACCATCATCGACATAGCTCTTTTCCTGTATTTCGAATTGAAACATCACGCCCACCTCAATCGTCTGTATTTGTCTAAAAAGCTGTATAGAGAAGACGGTAATCCATCAATATTGTCATTAGCATTCACGTCGTAGTAAGTTGTACTCATACGTGAGACTGTTTCTGATTTGATACCGAACTTATCTCCCATTTTCACACGATAACGTAGGATGTTTTTCAATCCAAATGCAATATCTGACGGATATTCCACTTTTGTAACAATCGCTTTATGATTGAAATCCTCAATAAAATCAGAACCTTGAACATAAATTTTGTTACCTGAAATGGAATCAACAACATATAGTCCGTCATTGTAGACTGAGTCATTGATTTCGATGGTATCACCTACGCGAACACCTTTAAGAGGATGTCTCATCTCAATAACATTTTCGTGAAAGGATAGTGACTGATTACGAATACTTCTGTTTTGGAAATTATTGTTCGTTAAATTACGAATCGTTGTCTCATAAGCATCTAAATCTGCTTTTGAAATAGATTTGTCGATTTCCATCGCTTCTGATAATTGAATAATCATACTCTTCGCTCCTTAAATAAAAAGGAAAGAGGAGTAATTACTCCCCTTTGCCTTTATTAGTGCCTTTCGTTTTTTCCACTACTTCTACTTCTTCAAACCCATCATCAAGGAGTTTTTCAATGATCGTTTCGTTGTCCGTTTCACGGATAACATTTAACTTTTTGAATTTTCGCATTTAATAACCTCCTATTATGATGGTTTCACGTTTACGAACACTTTAGAAAGTTTAGCTTTTGGAATCCATAAATCATGGAATTTGCGATAGTCTGTTTTCCAAGCGTCTGCAGTTTGGTTGACTGCTGGGTCAAACACACGCACTTTATCAGTCTTAGAAACGGCTACAGGAGCATCTTTAGCACTGATAATCCAGTTGATATCCTTGCTTGAAGAATCTTTTTCAAATCCGCCTTTTTCTTGTCCTGATGTTTTACCATCGTTGAATTTGAATGCTGTCTGTAATAAACGTTGTTGTGCACGAACGATAGGATTGTCATTGAATGATGCAACGCGAACGTTCATGTTGCCTTTTGCTAATTGAGTTGTAGACATGTGGTCTTTAGCGTTTTTAGCGCTTGCTAATAATGATGCAGTTGTTGGAGACATTGTAATTACTACGTCAGTTACTCCAGTAGCTTCTTCAATAGCAGTTAAGTCTTTTAATAATTCTTCAACGATATTTTCAGCAGTAAGTGCGATTTCTCGAGATTGTGAACCAGCAATTGCAAGTGACGCAATCTTAGAGTAACGATAAGCATCGATTTCTGGAATTACTTGTTGTTTTTGGAATTCGCTCATAACTGTTGAAGCAGTAGCCACAAAGTTTGTTTCGTCAACATCCATTGAATCAAGCGTGAATGAACGCCCACGGTCTTGAGTTAATTTGTATGGATTCCATTTCAAATCAACAGAACCTGTTGTGAATCCATTACTGCGGTCATAGTTTGCTAATCCGTCTGTTAATAGTGTAGCGATTTTAACTTCGTCTCCACCGTTGTATTTAATGAATTTGTCGTTTGCTTCCATCCAACCTGTTGTAGATTCTTGAGTGACTTGTTGGTCAAGTAAAGGTTGGAAAATTTTTGAATATTCTAATGTGTTTGGCATATATTTTTACCTCTTTCTTATTGTTATTGTTTTGTTTCTTCTAACCCGAAGGCTTTTGCAGCTTCAGCAAAAGCTTTGTCAAATTCAGATACTGCTTCTTCACTGTCATCCAATTTAGTATCTTCAACTTTATAACCATTTGATGAAGTTTGCGCTTCTTCTTTGAAGAATACTGGCTTAGATGCACGTAAATCATTAATCTTGTTATCTAAGTCTTTAACATTGCCTTGTTCGTCTGCTTCTAACGTCCCTAATAAATACAATCCGTATTCCACATCAGAAATGCCGGCTTTTTCTAGAGCGGAACGAGCTTGATAGTTCATAGCGTTCGTTTTCTCTTGCGCTTCTAATTCTGCAATACGTTTTTTATATTTTTCTAGTTGCGTTTGTAATTCTTCGTTCCCTTGGCTGTCTTGATTGTCTTGACCGCCTTTGCTGTTATTTTTTAGTTCGTCAATTGTCGCATTTGCTGTTCTCAATTGCTCACTCTTTTCGTTAAAAACAGTTTTAGGAACTGCTTGTTTAGGAAATTCACTCTTAATTTCTTGCTCTGCAGTAGCTAAATCAATCGTGCCATCTTCCTTTTGATACTTCTTTAGAATGTCAATAATCCATTCCATTTTTTATCCCTCCAATTTTATGCTGATTCCAACAGCGGATATATTTTTGTGTGCTTATACTCCACATGAGTCGTAGGTAGTTTATTGACTTGCCCAGGTCAGTTTTGTTGCAACAAAAAAGGACACAACCTTTTGGTTGTATCCTTAAACTTTTTTTATTTTATTTTTTAATAATCAAAATGGAATACATCGTTCTCGTAAGAGATTCTTTCGTATTCTTCATTTAATTCCAGAATTTCTTTAGGTGTGTCTGGTTTAAATTTTTCTTCTGAAGTATAACTTTCTGTATACCACGGTTTTATTAATTTATACAATTCCATCTCTCTTTCAGTCATTGCACGCATCACCAAACACCTCCTTCTAATAGTCCTCTTATAATATCCGCTAATGCATGTGATTTTAAAATAGAAAGCGTATATGCTTCCGAAAGAATCTCATTTGTTCTTGTCAATTGAGTAATATGTTTTTCTTTGTACTCTTCTGCATATCCACTGATGTCTCTAGCAATATTATAATTGTTCTTATCTATCATATCAAGTAGTTTCGCATTAAATTTACGCTTTGCTTCAGCATAACTTACGCCATTTTGCTCCGCATATTTATTTACGTATTGATATTGTTGGTAATGCCCAAATTCATGAATAATAGGACTCATAGAATCGTCATCTACTGCGAAGAACTTCCATTGGTTGCCATCCTTTTTCCAACTTTTGTTCACATTTTTTAAACGTTTCACTATTGCTTTATGTCCTGGAGTAGTTGCGTCTAAGTACATCGTATTTGTACTTGGTGAATACGAACCAAATGCATTTGGTCTTCCTAGGTCTTTCTTAGCGTCTATAAGAACAATACGAGGTTTCTCAGCACCTATTGGTAAATCTAGCAACTCTAGCGCCTTATCCACCTGTTTCTCGTAATAGTTGATGCTCTTTTTAGTTCCTTTTAAGCTATCGGATACATACATATCATGATTTGAAGTTAGTACCTTACGACCACTAAAACTAACATGTTCATCCTTGATAGTTCGTTTGCTGCCTAATTGATGTGACTTCATGTTTCTTGCTTTCATATAGTCATCATCATCGGACATCAAAAAGCGACGTTCGTCAATATCTTTCTTCCACTGATCATACGTTCTAAAAGCAATCTTTTCTCCAGTTTCGTTATCTCTTCGATAATCTGGATTGATTCCATCTACAATCGTAATAGTAGTGCAACGGCAATTGATATCCATGCTTGCAACTCCGAAACATCTTGGACCGATTGCTTTAAATCCATCAGACTCAAAGAATTCATCAATCTTCACTCTTTGACCATCTAAGTGTCCGTGAGATTTACGAGTCTTTCTATCCAATGCTGCAAGCCATTGTTTTTGTAAGTCACAGCCTACTTTTTCCATCTCTTCATACGAATTCTGTCTTGCTTGCGTTCGCATACGTCCACCTTCAGTGCGTGCGATTCGCAATGCTTGTCTATAATTCGCTTCTGAGTTACTTGATATCACACTAGCTATTTCAGCGTACCCTTTTCCTTGTAAGATTCCAGAGGTGATTGCACCCTGGGAGCGATTCGCCAATCTATTTCGTGCTTTATACAATCGTTCAGATAACGTCTTACTAGCAACTGGTTGTCTTACCGCTGACCTAATAACCTCATCTGGAAGAAACGCTATTGGCAAATCTGCTTGCTGCGATTCTTCCACAGTATAGTATCCACCGTAATACCCCGTTTCGAACTGTTCTTGTTTGAAATTCTCTATTACAGTTTTAGCTTGAGGATATACCTCTTGGAGTTTTTCAACGATCTCGTCTGTCAATTGTTTTAACCTACCAGTTTGTTGCTGCTTCCAATAAGGTAAATCCTCATACTCTTCGAGATATGCTTTCAATTTACTCTTAACGTCTTTCAACGTGTCAGAATAAATGTGATACAATTCCCTATTCATTTTCAGGTCTTGAATCTTCTCCAGTTTCTGTAGTTCCTGTTCCCACTGATTCATCGTTTTCACCTACTTCTGAATCTGCTTCAATTGCCTTGCGAACTTCTTCAACATCTAAATCCCATTGCTTACAAATCATATCAATAACAGTATCCTCTCCTAAGTATGGAGCACTTGATACAATAGCATTGATAAGTGTTTGCTTCGTTTCCGCTTCTAGCTTGTCGATGTTGGCGATATCCGATTCATTTACAATCATTTCTGGTTCAATCAGAATCTGAATTCCTTCTGTTGTGTAATTTGTTTGATTCAATCGGTTGATATCATCAATAATTGCATGCAGCGCCCACTTCAATAAAGAACGTAAACGGATTTCTACTTTACGGCACTTCATTTCAAGAAGCGTATATCGTGATTTAATCACCACGTTTGTTACATTCCCATCTCCAGTTTGAGAGTTGTCAAATCCCATACCAAACTTGTAAATCGCTTCTTTGTCGATTTCCAATTTAGCTTTTCGCGCTTCAAAAGGAATATTGAACGTCTTCAAATCAACGTTCCCTTTATTATCTGGATTACCTACATTTACGATTCCACGAGCTTTGATGTTCTGACGTAGTTCTGAAAGGTTCGTTCCACGGAAACCAGATACTACGTAAATCGGTTTGTCATAGTCCATTAAGTTATTGGATAAGAAGCAAGCCATCAAATCATAATCATCAATCAACGCTTTAATTGGCGCTAAGTCCGATTTCTCGCTGTGATTATTAGACAATTTGTAAAACGGGATTCGACCGTAAGTACGTGTTAAATAAGTCCCGTTATCCGCTTTTGCAACCACATGTGGTTTAGGATTTTTCGGACGGTCTTTATCAAATACTAATTTGCCGTTGCGGTCCGTCTTGAAGTACGTCACATTCTCATCCGTCCAACGTTCTGCAAACATTACATCTAACAGCTTGTTCTCAACTTGCATTTGTTTCTTGTAGTAACGAATAACTGCGACTTCATCGTATGTTTCGTCATAGACCATGAATGTCTTCAAGAATCTCGACACTTGGAAACATATCTTGTCATCCGCGTTCGTTCTCATATACGCATAAGTCGCACCGCTGATAGATACATCTTCTAACAATTCTGAGACGAATAATTGGAAGTCTTCATCAACATATTCATCAATCAATCGTTGCAGCTCTTCATTTTCTTTCACTTCAAATCGAACTGGATTACTCATCAAGTAATTCACTTTCTGGTCCACCAATTCAGTGAAGAAGCTATGCGGAATCTGAACATTCGTTGCATACTTATCTTCTTTCAGAACACCGTTATCGTCCAAATAAAAGATACGATTGTTTTTAATATCATGATCACTTTCATAATATCGACTAGCTGTCTGAGCAGTCGAGTAGGATTCTTTTCCTATTTGCTCTTTGATAGCCGTATCAATTGCCTTAGCAGCAATCTCATAATCTTTACTCATAATTTCTTCGATTTTTATTTCAATCACCCCACAAATCCATTTCTTCTTGTAACGTTAGAATACAGTGCGTAACGCAACGCATCCATAACGTCATCAAATACCTTAATAGGCAACCCTGTTTTCTCATCCCACGCATACTGATAAACTTCTTCATCAAATCTTGGAATAGCGTTTCTTAAAACAAATAATTTATTCGTCTTGAAGCCTTTAGCAACGACTTCAATTCCAGATAGGATAGATTTATCAGCATTGAACGCATTCAAGCCGTCATTCCATAATCTGTTAACATGCTCTGGACGTGCAGAATCGCAATAAAACGGAATGTTATCACCGTATTTGTCAGCATATTCTCTCGCTTTCAACGCCCAAAAATCAATATCTTTATGCTTTGCAGCACAACCATCGACTAAATACCAAGTGCCGTCATCCGTTTCTCCAATGACTACCATCGCGCCGTAGTGTTCATATCCCCAGTCGACGCCAACGAAATAGTTGTTGATTTTATCAAAGGGAACATCGTCCACATAATGCACTTCACGGTTGAAGTCTTTGTATACAGCACCTTGACCGATAACCCAAAGACCTTCAATATCTCTATCCCAAAACACGCCAGAAGGGGTTGCTTTCTTAATACTTTCCCTATATCTCTTTGATAAGAAAGTATTATCATCCAACTTAAAATGCTCGTTGATTATATTTTCGCTTTCGTTATCGATGTAGTCACGTTTTAACCAGTGATTAGGATTGTCTGGGTTTGTATCTGCCACAATCCGAGCGCCTTCACCAGAACAACGTGAAACAATTTCTTTAAACACCTGTTCTTTTGCAAGAGACGCTTCGTTTACGTATGCTCCAAACGCCGTCATCCCTCGAATGTTTCCAAGGCCTGAAATCGTTCCAGTGTATGCCTGGATGATTTTCACTCCAAATAGTCGAAAACTATTATGCTTATCAACTTTAAATTCCATGCCATAGCGATTATACAGTTCTTGCAATACGTTGTTTTGAATCGTTCGGCTTGATACTCCAGCTAATATATATTGAGGCTCTGCAATTCCTAATTCATTTGCGATCTTACGAACCCGAACCAATTCTTGCAGGAACACATCGTTGTTTAACACTGTCTTCCCTGAACGTTTAGCACCATGCAGCACACAGATAAACCAGTCAGAAGCGCGAAGACGTTTTGCAACTTGAATTTGTTTAGGAGTATACACATCACGCAAACTCATCCAATTCATCTCCTAACTTATTCAAATACTCCGCAACTTTCGATTCGTTAGTTTCATCCATCTTCGTTACTTTCGACTTAAGAACCTCGATTTCTTGTTGAAGTTTCTCGTTGACTAATTCATCTCCAACAACCGCCATCTTATTCATACCTTCAAGAGCGTTCACAAAAGCATTTGAATTAGCTTGTCGAACGCCTTGCATCTTGATGTCATCCTTCGCTTGATTCTTAAGCCATTCATACTCGTTAAAGGCCTGTTCTCTAGACCAAAGAGCCATGTTTGAAAACTCTTTTAAAAGTTCCCTATACCTTATCCTAATCTTAGCCTCTTTTAAAATCCTACTAGCCTTTACATCCACGGCTGCATCACTCATTTTTTCAGCCTTGTATGCTTGCCTATACGCTTGCCTTTGAGATTGTCCAGCGACGAGATGCTGAACAAATAACTCTTGTTTTGTTGTTAACTTACTCACTAACTGAACCACCTCCTAATGAATGTATAAAAAAAGAGCCGTTCAAAACGACTCACACACTTTTAAATAAAAAACCTATTAAGCTCATCGCTTAATAGGTAAAAATAAAGGAGTTTAAACCACGAGAAAAAAAGAATATCTCTTTTCACAACTTCCACATGATAACTATATCATAGAATCATTAGTACTGTTCAGTACAGAATCATCTTTTTTAGTACACCTTTCGATTTTCTTAACAGCTTCATCATGAAGAATGAATAGTGTAGTTTTAGAGATTTGCAATTCTTCAGCAATTTCGTCCCAATTTTTAGAAGAAATGTATTTCATCCAAATGATTGTTCGTTCTTTAGAATCGTCCAATTGCTCAATTGCTTTAATCAGTTGATATTTCAAATCAATCAAGCTATCAACCCTTTTGTCGATGTAATCACTCAAACTAATCAATTTGACGTAAGCATCGTCTTTAAGGCCTACTTTCGACTCTTGCACATTTACTTCTTTTAGAGAAGGAGATTTTAAGAAAGAATTATTTAAACGATCTAGCTCTTCCATCTTTGTTTTTATTTCCAAATCGATTAAACGAATTTGTTTTAATTGATGTTTAATTCCCATTTTTCACATCCTCTCTAATCCGTTTCACTAAGGTTGAACCGAATTCTTCAGTATTTGATAAATAATCAAAATACTGACTAAGAAAGAACCGTTCGCAGTCCGTTTTAACATTCCACGCTTCTCGATGATGTCTATTTTTAAAATGCTTCTCTTTTAGATTCCAATCATTATCAACTATTTTTTTGTGCATCAAATACCTTAGAGACGTTCTGTAATCATCAACTGCTCTTTCAATGATTCCAGCGCATATTCCATAATAACCTCTACTGTCCATTATTCACCTCACAATAGAGCTTCTAATCTATCGACTTGAAATCCCGTCCAAGCTTTATCCGGATTATCAAATTCATCGTCAATCACCACCACAGGAAGTGAGGTTAATCCATAATGTTTCAAGAGTTCAAACGCCCCTGGATTCTCTTCGATGTCCACATTTTCGTATTCGGTTTTGTTTTGCTCAAGATACATTTTTGTGTACATACAATCCATACATCTCGGTTTAGAATAAACTGTTAACATCGAAATCCTCCTTATCAACCGATAGTCCTATCACGTTTCTAATACTTAAAAACACTTTTCCTTTTTTTCCATCCTCCGCGCTCACATAATTAAAAGTGAGAATGTTCTTATAACGTAAATCACGTTCTAAACCAGTCACGTTTTCAAAACTTAACATTTTTCCATTTTCTAAATATAAAGTTAGTTCCATTGTTATTCCCCCTCTTGCTTTTCTAAATCGAAAATCTCTTGTAAGACTGAGTCTCTGATTTCTTCATTTAATCCACATATCACATCATTCGTAATTGGCGTGCAGTAGTCGATGTGCCAATTACCATATTCATTAAATCTTAATACTGCAATTTCAATTCCAAATTCAAAGTACACGTAATTGAATTTAATTACACTTGCACCATATCCATTAGGGAACTTATAAATCGTTTGTGGATACCCTAAATAATTTTGTTCTTTGATGTAGTCTTTGAATTTTTCACTGTAAGTTAAATCCATCACTGCACCTCACAATCCACGAATAGAGCTTTGATTTCATCACCGAATAGGTCGATTGCACGTTCGGCGTCTTTACTATTTTTAAAGTAACCAAAAAGGCAAAAATGATTAACAGTACCTGTGTTAAAAATAACTAACTTTCCACCTTCTACAAGCGAAATAAAATATTTTCTATCTCTGTGGTTTTTCCAATCAGGCTTCCACCCGTCATTACACTCATCCCGAAACGCTCTGAATCTTGTAAGTAGGTTTCTGCTTTTGACTTCGATCTTGGCTGCTTCTTCGGTTGGAAATACGTTGCCAATATTGAATCTATCAACATCTTCCATGCTGCAACCCCACATTTTCCTTTTAATATCCCCATCATTTAAAACAAACCAACATTCATCCCAATACTTGAACGGGAATTTCATTTCCCATGTATCTTCCTCTTTTTCAGGTGCTTTAATATCAGCCAATACTTTTGATAATTCATCTGCTAAATTAGCAAACCAACCACTGTATGCATTTGCTTCCTTTACTAACTCTTGCAGCGAATTTACATCTTGTTTTTTATCTTCCATCGTTATCCTCCTATTCATCTCTTTCTTTCTCATATCCTGCAATTGCTCCAGCAAATAACGTGACTGCAGGAACAACGATATCGATTCGAGAAACCCCTAAGACATTCAACACAAAAATCGTGTACGTCATTAGTTGCCAAAAAATTACCCATAATTGATTCGTTTTCATTTATTTTTCATTCTCCTTTTCTAATTCCAAAAAATATCTTCAATCCATCCAACTGCTTCAGTAATAACATCCCCAATCCAATTAACGATATAGGCGATGACGGGAGCACAACCGAAGAGTAAGGCAAACAGGATTAAAGATATAAGCAACATTATAGCCATGCAAAACACCGTCATTACAAAACACATAGTTAACCTCCTTTTAAAAAGCTATAACTCCTAATAGTTCTAAAACGCAAAGAACCAAAAGTACAATAACCATAATTAAACCAATTATTAACGCTGCAAATTCGCTTTTATTTCTTATCAATTCCAAAAGGGATATTAAAATTAAATTACAAATAATCTGAGTTAAGATTTTCATTTAATCTACCTTCTTCATCAGCGCTTATTAAACCACATTGTTCAATCGGTGCTCCAAGTCTACATCTCCAAACAACCTTCACGAATCCGTATCTTTCTTCTACTGCCTTCAATGCTGTTTCAAATCCAATCAAGAAAGCGAATCGTTCATCATAGCTCATTTCTTCTAACTGTCCATAGTTGATATCTTTTTGGAATTGTTGCATAGCCCCCAAGTACATCGACATGTCCTTGTACTTACAATGCGCCACAATCAAGTAATGTACATCGTCTTTTAATTTCTTCAATTCGTTTTTAGCCAATTGACTTCACCGCCTGTTCTACTTTCGGTAAGTTCTCTACAATCTTGTCTCTCGAGTTCGTTGCAATTGCGTACGGATCTTTCATAAATTTAACTAGCGTGTTCGCATTTACCTTCAACGCTCTTGAAGCAGCAAGCATCTTTTCGTTTGAGTTTCCAACCATCCCATAAATGTACGTAATAACTTCTCCGAAATTCTCACCCATTCTCCTTGAAGAAACATGAAGCACTTTTTCTTGATACGGATCCTTAATGATTTCTCCTTCAATGGAATGTTCCTTGATAAATGTTAGAGCTTTGTTAGGCGTTTCGAAGTGCATCGCTTGTCTAATGTTGTTCGTAAGCTTGTGCGTATATCGTGGATGATTCTTAGTAAGATAACCCATCATGCTTGAGTAGTCTTCGATACGTTGGAAGTACCATTGCGGATTCTTAGCATCTCGAATGACATACATTTTTATATTGTTCATGAGCA